CATCTCAACCATACCTACACCTAGACCGTAGGTGTTATACCAGTCGGCTGCGGTGTACATCTGAAGTTGCAAATCAGAGTTAGTTACATAAAAATTAACAATGCGGGTACGAGTATCTGCCATTTTACGGGCAGAATCGGAAACCATATTAGTTGCTGAGCAATTAAAGGATGGCAGTGGTGCCATTGCTTCTGCTAGGTCACGTGCTGCTACGTCAATGAAGTTGGCGACTAGAGGCTTTGGATAGTCCTCTGAGAACATAGAAGGAAATACCTTAGAGATATCTCCTTGACGCACCGAAAGCACATCGCGCATACGTTGGTCACGCGCTGATGAGCGTGTACGTAGCCGCGCTAGTTTCGCGTCAACTTCTTTGACTGATAACAATGTGGGGTCCTTACTTAGACTTTTTGTATAATCCTGGGTACTTCTTGTCAAGTGCTTTAGATTGTGCGGCCTTGGCGGAAGCCATTCCCTTTGGAGAAATTTCTTTTTGATACTGCTTAGCGGCTGCTTCGCCGGTTACTTTCTTAGACATTGGTGACTTAGAAACTTTTGGGCTTTGTGCTATTGAACCACGATTAGTGATTGATGGTGTGTTAGCGGCTCTGCCACCAGATGTTGATGCCTTGCCTGTAATCTTGACCTTTGGTGTTGGCTTCTTTGGTGTTGCCATTGTTATCTCCCTAGATGATTCTCATTTTGTTTTGATCTGCGAACGCTTCTTCAAGGTTGATGACTGTTCGCTTGCCTATCTCGTGCCGAGATAAGAATGGGTTTTTCATATGGTGCGTGGCATACTGTCCATAGTTGAGCATCTCGCGTGCGCGGATCTCACAGAACCAAAGAGCCATAACCATATCGGTCTTACCCTTAGTCGTTGGAGTCCAGGTAATTAACTGCTCAATCAAAGCCTTGATATTCTCAGTCTGATCTGATGGCAGATGTATTAAGTTATCTCGATGGTGCTTACCGTCAAACTGCTTAGTACCGAAAAGGGTAGACATAGATGCCACACCGAAGCCGGCATCCCATTTGTTAGAACCGGTATGGTGTTCCTTGAACTGCACTCCGCGAGATGCTAAGTGCATACGGATACCTTCGTCTTGTGTTAAGAAGGATTGGAAGGCGTTCTTTTCGACGATCCACTCTGAGGGAGAGTAGAGGGATGTCCAATCAAAAATAAGATTACGGATATCGGCTGGAGACGGACGGCTAATTTTAATAGCATCTACTATGTACCTCTTGCTAGTTGATCGGTCAACGGCGTAGCAGATAGCTGCAGTATCACCGATCATTGCAGGGTCAAGGCCACAAATATAAGTAAATCCGTTTAAGTCTTTAGGATGTCCGGGCCAGCCTGCAACTAAGTTGCCTGCCTTACGCATACCGTCAATAGATCCCTTTACACATACAGGATCAAAGGCAGCGTTTTCCGAAACATCTTGTTGCTGATAGACCAAAGCCCAGGTACTTGCATCCATTGCTTGGCGTTCGTTGTAAAGATTACGTCCAGACCAGCGCGGGTATAGGCCGTCATCGTTCTTGTCGGATTCTGCTTGTCCATCAAATGGAGCATCTGAGGCAGGCCAGAGCGTAACCCACTTGTCGGGGTCTTCATCTGCTTCAAGCAGGGCCGGCATTGCTAGATACTTCCAAGGAACTAGGCCGCCAGGGTAGCGATCTTCTGATCGCAGTTCGCGGTATAGGTCTACGGATGCTACACGAGTTCCGATAATGATAAGTTTGCCGGTAGGGTTCAAACGCGATCTAACGTCCTGGGTTAACCAGCGGATCTGCTTCTCAAACTCATTGGCGTTCTTTAAGGTAACCGCGTCATCTACAATAATCATATCGGCACGCTTGCCGTAGATCTGACCGCCGATACCGACGGCTTCGATATTCGGATCCTTTTCAGATGACTCGCGGAGTTCATCACCAAAGGTAACGCGGGTTGCCTGCCAAGAGGCAGACTTAGAGTTAAACCCTACGCCAGCAGCATAAGCACTTTGCAGATCTGCATACATTGGATGTGTGAGTCTTTGCTTGATGGCGTAGAGAAAGTCGGCAGCTAGTTGCTGCGTCTGGGATACAATCAGAACACGGAAGTTCGGATTACGGGCTACCTGCCACGTCACATAGTCTACGGTGACCGTAATGGACTTGGCGTGGTTTGGCGGAATATTTATAAGTACGCGGTTGGCTGCAAGGCCCGGTTCAAATTTCATACTGGGGTGCAGCCACGAAGGTTCACGACCTTCGATTACATCTATCAGATTCTTCTGATGGGCAAAAGTCTGGGAGTGTAAGAACTTCTCGCGGAATTCCACGAAGTCAATATCGTGAACGTCGCCGCCCTGGAACTGCTTGTCCTTTAGGCCAAGGCGGGTTCGGTCTACCTTGTCTGCAAAGATCTTATCGGTGCGGCGGTAATACTCGTAAGTCTTAATGGACTTACCGGCGGAGGCAGTAGCTGCCTCAACGGTCATACCTTCTGCGACAGCGCCGAGAATGATTCTCTTGGCGATGTCTGCTGAATTATCAGCCATCTATTCCTCCTACAGATTACGCCCGATTTTTTTATCGGGCTGAGGGGAATTTAGCGGATCTAATATTTAGATAGAACTATCCCGATTAAAAGCGCCGCTAGCGTCGGGCTTAGCGCCCGAGGGAGCCACAGCGAACTGAGGGGTAAGTCGGTACTCGGCCTAGGGGCCTCGCAAGAGGCGACCGCAACGGGTCGCAAAGGTCTTCCCCGCTTTGCTCCCCTACTGTATATAAGGCAGGAAATTTAACGCATTTCCCGCTTTGTACCCTGTGATGTTAATCACACTGGTATAAGTCCTGCTCAGACGGCATATGGTACCGGATATCACACGGTTCACTTTAGCAAATATTTTTTGTTGGGGAGTACAGGGACCGCCGCGGCAGAATTAAGCAATACGGGGTGCCTTTGTCTAAGGCTCACCGTATTGTGCAGGGTTAGACACGGCGGGCGGTATTGTCTAGGGAGTTGCTAGGGATTTATGCGGGGGCTGACTATAGATCGGGCTACCCCTAACCGCTAAGCGCTGCCCGTATTAAGTAACCGCCTAACCCCGTCGCACCCCGTAACCGATAGCCGATAGCCCGCCCGCCCCGTCGCTATCGGATAACCGCGCCCCTAATCCTTGCCCCGATAGATCAAGCCGCCCCCGATATTCGCCGCCGATCTTGCCCCGCCCCGCCTATCTCCCACCGGTCAAACCCCGATCAAAATCGCAATATCTCTAAAAATAGTTATGAAATAGACTTGCGCTCTACCCTATAGCGCCCTAAACTAATCCATAACGGACGCACCCGCGCCCGATACCGATAAGAAATGAGAGTGAAATAATGGCTAAAATAGTTATAGAGCTAGAGAGTAACGGTAATACTGAAGAATTCTTTAACGGGATAATTGAAGACTATTACTATTCAGTGAAGAATAGTGAAGATCAAGAATTAGCCGATCAGTACGCGTCACTAAAATACACAATTAAGAGCGCTACCGATCTAGATCCCGCACTGAATTGTGAGTGTGGCTATGGACACTAATCCTATAAATAGAAGACGCACTGCTAGCGAAATTATTCAAGATAATATAAAGATCTATAAAGAGAATAATATAAAGAATTTAGACGATCTAAACGCCTATACCTTAAAGATAAGACTAGAGAATAAGGAGAGTAAGTAATGAGCGCCGATACGATTAAGTCTATGAAAGACGAGTTACGCGAGAGCCTTAAATACTCCACTATTGAAGATATAGAAGATAGATCGGGGGAGTTTATAGACGGTTATCTACCCATTTATAATAATCGCATAGTAGAAGAGTGGCAGAATATGCCTAGCGAATACGATAATCGCGGGGCGGCAGAATTAGGCGCGGGGGCGGATATAAATATCCTCAACCTTATGAGCCTAGATCTATATCTCTATTACAGCGATCTATTTAGCGACGCTATAAAAGAGTTAAAAGAAGAATTGGAAGATGAAGAAGAGGGGGCGGAGTAATGCGCCTAAATAGACGCGGGAAGAGGGTGCGGGCGATAGTTATAGTCGCGCTAGTGCTAGCCCTAATCTACGCGCTTAGCGCGTTCGTATGGTGGACGGGTGAGGGCTACTGCTTAGGCACGATGGCGGGATGTATAGATATCTAATCGCGTACTATCGCGCACCGTTTAGGCGGTGCGCGGTAGTCTGCAATTAGCAGACCCCTAGCCCACCGGTCACCGGTGAGGGCGAGGGCGAAAGAGAGTGAGAGAGAGTGAGAGTATGAACGCAAGAGCTAAACGCAAGACGGTAATTCAAGACATAAATACAGGTGAAATTCTTGCTGTATGCGATCTAAGCGAGGCGAGAGCGAGGGCTATCGTTAAGGCTTACACGCTAGCAGGGCTAAGCGTTAAGGCGGTGGCATAATGGATAAGTGCGATAGTTGCGAGAATATGGCAAGAGTAACGGTATCGGGCTACTTAGTACCGCGCTACTTATGTGCTAAACACGCGGCAGAATTGTGCCTAAGTGTAAGCGATCAAGCGGGCTACGATAAGTTCACCGCCCTAATAGAGGGCGATAGAGAGTTAAATAGGGTATAGTCACCTATAGCGGTAGGCTATCTATCCTCCCTAGTTATCGGTAGCTAGGGAGGGTGGAGGGTAGATCGCCCTAAAGTAAGAGAGAGTGAGAGAGTGAATGAATAACGGTGTAAAGAATTTACGCTATTACCGTCAGCTAGACGGGGCTACTTTACTAGACGATAACGATAGATTTTATCGTGTAACCGATAGCGGTGAGAGGGCGTACGGTTACCGGACGCACTTTACCGGAGGTTATGTCTGCTATACGGACGGACATCTATGCGAATGTGAGGGAGAGGAATGAAATATCTAATAACGCTAGAAGTAGAGAGCGAGTGGAGCTTGCAACAATTAACTAGAGGGCAACACGGCGCTTTGGTATTCGGCGCTAATCACCCGTGGAGGGTGTTAGAAGCTAGAGAGGGCGAGAGTAAATGCGTATGCACAGACGAACCGCCTTACAAGGAGTGCTCAGAGCACTCCGGTTATTAAAGAGAGAGGGAGAGAGTGATGCTAATAGAGAGAGCGCACCCTAGCGGTGCAATAGTAATCTCCGACTTTATTGGAGAGGGTGCGGGCGAATATCTATTTACACGCACCTATTACGGTTACACAATTAAGCAAGCTAAGCAGCTATTTAAGATAGCGATAGCGGGAGAGGATAAGTAATGAGTGAGATAACGATTAAAGGCATAACTAAAGAGGATACCGGCTGGACTAAAGAGATAACACTAGAGAGAGAGGGCGAGACTTATCTTGCCACCCTTTACTGGTCTAGCTCCGACGGGTACGATCTAGTATTTAAGACTAATCCCGTACCTAAATGGGTGGAGGAGTGGCAAGAAGCTCAACGATATGGAGCAGACAGTTTAGAATATGAACTTGACTCTATGACGGAGGACGTAATTGAGAGGTCTTACCTATGATTAACCTATGCGATATATGCGGTTGTGAATACCAATATAAGCACGGCTGCGGAGATACTTGCTTTTGCGAGATATGTCCGGAGTGTGAGAGTAATGCGAAAGAGTGCCAGTGCAACGCTGGCACTATGACTAATAGGAAAGAGGTAGCGTAATGAGTGATCTATTAACCTGTGCTAACTGTGCTTATGAGATAGATGAAGTAAGCGGGCAAGGCTTATGCCAAACCTGCCAAAGAGCTTATGAACTAGGGAGGGAAAGTAATGCCTGAGCCACGCGAGGAAGACGACATAGCCCTAGGGCTTGATGAAGAAGTAGAAGAAGATGAAACCTACGATACTTTGGAGGAGTTATATGAATAAAGAATACTGGGAACGCAAGGCTGACCTATGCCGAAAGATAGGCATTGAGCAGCTAATGGAGGGCGATATCAAGAACGGTACGCGGAACTTAAAGCGTATGGTGAGGGCTATGGAGGAGTTAAACCTAATTAAAGCCAACGAGGGAGAGGATAAGTCTGCCCAGGATATGTGGGCTAGCCTGATCGCCTCCGGCACAATACTAACGAGAGAAGGAGAGAGCAAGTGAGTAAAGTAATCGGAGTAGATGCAGTAATTGTATGGCTAGGAGAGGATGATGAGCCTGCAAATCGGTATATATCCTTTGGGGAGTGGGATGAACAGGATGACGAGGACACCTATGGAGTGCCGGACTCAGCTATCTTTTATTATTCAAACCCAAATGAACTGCCTAGTTTATATGAGCAAGACCTACAACGAGGATGGCATATCAAATCTCATAACGAAAGGATTATAAATGGATAAACTAGGTAAAGTAATAGCGTTTCACCCTGTCAGATCGGGGTTGAAGTTATTCTATGAAGTAATTGAGCCGGACGGTGAGACTAGGTGGGGAGGAGAGCGAGTCTTTGACGCGATTAGCTGGCTTCATCTTGCCCCGAAGGGGTCTAGACTGCTGGTATCAGGGTGGGAGAGCGACGATCTAGACGCCCTACCAGTAGGGCAACCGTTAGATGTAACCGAGATGTATCAACTATTGAAGGGGAACCAATGAAACTATTTATAGGTATGCTGATAGCATTGGCAGTCATATATGCGCTGATAGTGCTGGAGGATAAGTTAAATGACGATCAGAAGTAAGCGAGTAAGTGGCAAGCAAGCTATCCACTATCGCAATTATAGACGGGTAAGAGATCGCGCACTATCGCGCTTATCACAAGCCTATCCGGAAACTTACAAGGAATTGTTAGAATTGGAGAAGGTGAGCGATGATACGACTGGTGCGAAATGGGTTGATATTGACGGTACTACTAGCCTTGTTGTGGGCGTTCGCTCCGGCAACAGAGAAGAAGCAGTCATCATTGAAAGTGCCGGTTATATCGCAGAGGGAGAGGGCGACGGCGAGTGAGAAGCGAGAGAATAGAAGGATCGCAAGAGAATATAGTGCAGCTCTCGGCTATACGAAGGCAGAGACATCGTGCCTTATCACCCTATGGACCCGTGAAAGCAGGTTTGACCACCTTGCAAGGAACCGACAGGGATCTTCAGCTTACGGAATTGCTCAGCTCCTTAGAGAGCGTAGTAGCAGACCTGAACTCCAAGTCTTACACGGTCTTAGATACATTAATCATCGCTATTCAGCAAGCGCGTGTCGCGCTCTCCGACACTCAGACAGAAAAGGCTGGTACTAAATGCTCACCGGAGTAAGCCTATTCGCAGGAGTCGGAGGCTTTGACCTTGCTATGCAGCGTCAAGGCGTGAAGGTTGTTGCCTCAGTCGAGATAGATAGCAAGTGCAACGAAGTACTAGCGCGTCACTTTCCTGACGCGACACAATTCACAGAT